TATTTTCGCAACAATTAAGAAATTTGGAGCGGTACATAAAGTACCATATGCTTGGATATTAAAGTTAGGTTCTGTATGGCATAGATATAAAAAATTTGTTGAGGAAAATGTTGATATTTTAGATAGTTCTTGGAAAAGTTTTGAGTACATCACAAATTATGACCCAATTACATCTGCAACAACTAAAACTTATAATCTAACAATAAACAATTCACCAGTTGATATTGTACTTGAAGATAATAATTTTGTGGGTACTGAAACATCAAGTTTAATCAATGTTGGATTTTACCCTAAGTTGATTAATGATTTCAATGTATTTTTAAATGGATATGAAATAATTCAATCAAACTCACAAATAAATGGTTCTTGTTTTGTTTCAGGAACAACTTTAACAATTACACAAGTAAATTCTGCCACAATACAACCCGGTTATACATTAGCCGGTATAAATTTATTACCAAACACAACGATTATATCACAAATTGGAGGTAGTCCAGGGGGAGTTGGTACATATCAAATAACACCAGCACAGACAGGAACTACAGCATTGTTCTCGGTAACAAATGCAACAAGTGTTGGTTATAATAGTACTAATATTCAAAATGCTTTAGATTTTTCTGGACTATCAATGTATTATGCAAGTAGTGCAATAATTAATGAAGTTGAAGGTTTTGACCCAAATAATCCACAAAGAGATTTGAGAATAATACCTTGGTCTTTGAGTGTGGATACTAATGATAAAAACTTCATGTATGTTCTTCCATCAAGTGGTACATTGTTTAATCAAACTAAAAATGAGTGTTTCAACAACAACAATAAATTAATTCAAGAAGTAACTGGAAATACTTCAGTACATAATGGTGCGGTAAGATTATTTTGGACAGCACCTAACTATGGTTATTTTGATAATAGTAGAATCAAGAAAGTTAAACCTGACGAATACCTTAAGAGGGTATTAACTGCGGATACTTTTCAAGATGCTTTTACGTTAACTGGTTTTGATGAAGAATATTCTAAAATAGACGAACTATTTTCTGTTTTTGAAAAGGAAATAATGGATGGATTTGAAAAAGAATTTTTAAGATTTTCTAAATCAGTTTATGACTATGAAGACGACTTAACAGTTAATCCATCTGAAACTATAACTCTATCCACAAGTACAAATAACCAAGACAATAGTTCTGAAATAATAAGTTTTTTAGATGGATTGAAGAAAACCGCACAACAAATTGGGGAAACTATATTAGAAAAAAGTGCTAGAAACTTCCAACAACTAATGAGGAATCTATTGATTCTACCAAAAATTACAGGAAACACAGGGGTTGAATATGTTAAAGAAGTACAAACAGCACAATTCAGTAATATTATAACTCAATTAAAAACGTTTTTAGATTTTGATGTAACATTTAAATTTGGAAATCCATCTAATTACGATAGAAAACTTTTTACAACATTTTCTAATCTTCCTTTAACTGACCCATACGAGTGGTCAAAATATACCGTAGCAACACCGGACGCCTTACCAAGGAGTAATGGGTCAAGAACTTTGACTAGTTCACAAAACTCATTTCCACAAGCGTGGTCTACACTTAAAACATATGTTGGATTTTCAGAAATACCTGAATTAAAATACACAAACAATGGTTCGTATATAACTGACTTTTTCATTGATTTAAATATAGCATTCACTCCTGAAAACATTCAGTTGTTTGCCCCTATAATAAAAATTTATGCAACACAAAAGTTAAACCAATTTCAATCAAACTATATACCACCACAACAAACGAACACAACCCAACCAACCAATAGTGTTGTTGCAACAGCATTCTTAAAAAGTGGTGGAACTGTGAATGTAGAAAAAAGTGGTTCAAAATTTAGAACAACATACTATAACTCAGATAATGTTTTATTGTTTGAGGGAGCTTTTAATTTACCACCTAATAATAATGTATATACGGTATCTGGTTCGGAAATATACTACACTACTTTAGTAAATCAAACAATTACGGGTTTATTTGGTTCTACTTCAACTAATCCAAATGATGCTCAATTTATAACTACATTTGATAGAGTTACACCATCTTCATATACCCCAGAACCTAATTCAACTAATAGTAATAACTCATCAACATTCTATCAAGCTACGAGTGATTATTTGAATAAAGTTGATGGATTTATGAATAAGATTATAGATTCAACTATGATTGATGTCCGTAATTCCCTAGATGCAATACAACTTAATCCTGAAGAAAGAGACCAAAGTGTATTACAAGGAGAACCACAACCTAAGTTAGAAATGTGGGAAATGTTTAAAGCATTAAATGATAAATGGATTGCTGGTGGTGATTTTAAAACCAAAACTTTATTTGAAGATGTATTACTTTTAGACAGAGCAAGTAGAAATATTGGAGATAAGGTATTAGTTGATATCTATAAATTAAAAGATAGACTACAAGGGTTAATTGAGAGGGAAGTTAACAAAACAACAATGTTGATTTTTGTCCAAAGTATTTTGGTTGAAAACAATTTCGTTGTTATGAATATACCATCTTATGTTAATTTTTATGGTGTACAAGATGCGGTAAAAAATCCTAAACCGAAAATTGAAGGTACATTAGATTTTGCTAATACTATGTTTGGTACTTATCTAAATGTTGATTATAGAGAGTCGTCAGCCAAAATGGTTTGTTTTTATGGTGGAAAACCATCTGAACAATTAGATTTAAAAAATAATGTTGACTACAGAAAAAGAAGTGATGCTTTTGAACTAAGACGTGCCAGTGATAATCCATTGATTGAAAATCAAATAGGAAAAACAGATTGGGATATGTCAAATAAAGTAGTTGGTTTCAATGTTGATATTGGTCCTCAAAATCAAGGTATTTTTATAAGTTTCAATGTTGGACAAGATGCTGGTAAAGCAACATCAGAATCTTTAGAAGCTACTAATATGTTAGCAAACCAAGGGAATAATAGAGCAGGTTCTTCTCAAAGTGTTTCATTATATAACTTATATAAAAATAGAAGTTATAGTTGTGACGTTGATATGATGGGTAATGCTTTGATACAACCAACTATGTACTTCAATTTGAGAAATGTTCCAATGTTCAGTGGACCTTATATGATTTTAGAGGTTAATCATAGTATAAGACCTGGTATGTTTTCAACTAGATTTACAGGTATAAGACAACCAACAGCTGCGTTACCAAAAATTGATAATTTTTTACAATCTTTAAAACAAAATTTAGTAAAAACAATCATTGAAAAAAATAAACAAGAAAAAGATGCTGCTCAGAAAAAATTAAGTACTAATAGTGTAACAACAAGAACAACAACACCAACTAAGTTGAACGCAGTTGGTTTAGACCAAAATTGTACAGCATCAACTAAATACAGTACTTATGTAGTTGGAACAGCACCTAGTAGTTATGAAACACTACAAAATATTGTTAATCAAATTGCAAGTAAAACTGATAGTGTTCTACTAAGATATTGTATGTTTGCAAGGATTTATTTTATATCAGGTGGAGAAACTATTATTGAGTCATTTGCAAATAATTTTGCTGGTATAACCTTAAATCAAGATTGGGGGCCATCAGAAGCTTATTTTTCAAAATCTAAAAAGTTTTTCTGTACACCTCAAAAAAATCCTATGGTATTCTTTGACACCTTAAATGATCAACTTAATTTTATGTTTGAAAGATGGAGAGGATATCCTACTTCATTGAAATTACAAAATAATACTGCTGACATAACAAAATTTGTTGTAATAACTCTCAGTGCTAATTTTAACGAAGGTGAAAACAACTACAAAGCTTATGTTGGTACTGAAGAATTGAAAAATTTTGAATCAATAGTACAAAAATCAATTGATTTATATAATTCAGTGACAAGATAAATTTTTAATCAAATAAAGATATTTATAATAAAAAACAATATGAGTGTAAAAACTATTCTAGAAAATTACTTAGGAAGACCTGCTCAAACAACTGAAAAAGATTTGGGTGATGGAACTAAACAAGTATGTGATTTACAAACAGGTGAATGCTACACTGTTAGAATGAAAGATGGTCTAATTGAAAGAGTTGATAACACAATGAGAACACACAAAAAAATCCAAGTTGAAACAACAACAGGAATCAAACAATTATTAAACGGATAAAAAAATGAAAATTGATATTAAAATTCTTAACGAAATTAAAAGATATAAAGATATTAATTCTTATATAACTGAACAAGATGTTCCACCACCACCTCCACCCGCTGAAGATTTGGGTGCTTTACCACCTCCACCAGCAGGGGATTTAGGGGGAACACCACCTCCTCCAGCACCAGGAATGGATGCTGCAGCCGGTGCACCTCCTACACCACCACCAGCTCCAGAACCAGTCAATGTTGAAAATGACCCTGAAGTTGAAAAGGTTGGGGATGAAACTAAAGAAAAGAAAATTAAAGTAACTGATTTAGTTAAAGGTCAAGAGAGTGTTGAGAAGAAACAAGAACAATATTTTGAAAATTTGTTCCAACATTTGGATGATTTAGAAAATAAGTTATCTAATATGGATCAAATTATTGATAAGTTAAATTCTATTGAAACTAAAATAGAAAAGTATCGTGTAAAAACACCTGAAGAAAAATTAGAACTTAGAACATTAGATTCTGGACCATTTAACCAAAAACTATCACAGTTTTTTGATGAAAAAGAAGATGAATTTGAAGAAACAGGGAAAGACCAATACATTCTAACCCCAGATGAAGTTGAAAATTATTCACCTAATGACATCAAAAAAAGTTTTAGAGATTTCGAAGATATTGCTGACACTGATTCTTTCAATAACAGTGGATATCAAAAAATTTATTAAAAGTCTATTTGACAAACTCACGGCTGACACTTACTATTGTGTATAATATTTTCTAATTAAAAACTTTTTACAATTATGGCGACAAATGCTTTAGATGCAATCTTGGCTCAGTATGAGCAATCACAAAAATCTAGTACACCAACTAACAAAATGTCTCAAGATGAGAGAATGAAGAAATACTTCGCAGCTCTTCTTAAAGACAATGAAAAACAAGGACAAAAGAGATTAAGAATTCTTCCAACTAGTGATGGTAGTTCCCCCTTTAAAGAGGTGTGGTTTCACGAAATCCAAGTTGATGGTAAATGGCAAAAATTTTATGACCCAGGAAAGAACGATAACGAACGTTCCCCACTTTCTGAGGTATATGAAGAACTTATGGCAACTGGTAGAGATGCTGATAAAGAACTTGCTAAACAATATAAACCCCGAAAATTTTACATCGTTAAATTAATTGACCGTGACAACGAACAAGATGGTGTAAAGTTTTGGAGGTTCAAACACAACTACAAAAACGAAGGTATATTAGACAAACTAATTCCTATCTTCCGTGCTAAAGGTGATGTAACTGACCCTGAAAAAGGAAGAGACATTATCCTTGAAATGACTAAGGCTAAAACCCCTAAAGGTGCCGCATACACTGTTATCCAAACAATTATGTATGATGACCCAGCTCCTATTCACGAGAATAAAGAAACAGCAGATAGTTGGGTTAATGATGAATTAACTTGGGCTGATGTTTATTCTAAGAAACCAGTAGAGTACTTAGAAGCTATCGCAAAAGGTGAAACACCAAGATGGGATAGTGAAAAAGGTGGTTATGTTTATGGAAACTCTGATGCTGGTGAAGTATCTTTCGGTGGTAAATCTACACCAACTTATATGGATGATTCTGATGACTTTGAAGTAAGTGGTGACCTACCTTTCTAAAATTATTATCTAACCTGAACCCCATCAAAAGTGGGGTTCAATTTTATTCCTTAAAAATAAAAAAATGGCAATTAAGAAAAACGACTTTAGTAGTATAAAGAAGAAATTCTCGACTTCTGCTAAATACAAACCCCAAAGATATTTTGATTTGGGTACTGAATTTTTATATGCTGTTGGATTACCAGGTCCTGCTGTAGGACATCTTAATATGTTATTGGGA